GCAAGACTAAATGAAGCAAAAGCAGCATATGAAGATATGGCTAAAGCTGAACCAAGAGAAACGGAAATACCTAAAGTATCTCCACAACAAACGGCTCAACCTGATCCGAAAGCGGAAGCATGGGGAGCTAGAAACAAGTGGTTTGGTACAGATACAGCTATGACATATACTGCGTTTGATCTACACAAAAACCTAGTGGAACAAGAAGGATTTGATCCTCAGACTGACGAATATTATGCGGAGATTGACAAAAGAATAAGAGTTGCATTTCCAAATAAATTTGATACAACTGGTGATAAGGTTCAAAATGATACGACCAAACCGACACAAATAGTAGCTTCAGCGAAGCGAAGTGTAAACAAGTCTGGTCGCAAAACTGTGAGACTCACCCCTTCTCAAGTTGCTATCGCTAAAAAATTAGGAGTGCCATTAGAAGATTATGCAAAACAACTAAAAATCACGAAGGAGGTATAGCATATGAAAAATGATAAAATGAAAACCCCACGTGCGAGCCAGTCAAGAGAAAAAGATAAAAAACCTCAGACTTGGACTCCACCATCTAACTTAGATGCACCACCTGCGCCAGACGGATTCAGGCACAGATGGATACGAACTGAAGTTTTAGGATTTGACGATACTAAAAACATGTCAGGTAAAATGAGATCCGGATGGGAATTGGTTAGAGCCGATGAATATCCAGACTCAGAGTATCCACAACTGAAAGACGGTAAATACGCAGGAGTCATAGGAGTTGGAGGCCTAGTGTTGGCTAGGATACCGGAAGAGATTGCAAAAGCTCGAGAATCTTATTTTGCGCAGCAAACTAAGGATCGAGACGACGCAGTAAACAACGATCTTATGAAGGAGCAACACTCTAGCATGCCGATTAATGCTGAGAGACAAAGTCGTGTAACTTTTGGTGGTACGAAGAAATAATTTCTTTGCGATACCAAGATAGCGCGATTCATAAACAATAAACTAAAGTTCTTAAGGAGGACTATATTATGGCAAATAAAGACAGCGCTTTTGGCCTAAGACCCATTGGCAAAGTTGGTCAGAATAGAGACAACCAAGGTTTATCTGAGTATGATATCGCAGCTTCTGCATCAGCGATTTACCAAAACGATCCTGTCGAAATGGCAGCGACTGGTACAATCACTGTAGCGGCGGCAACAGATACATTACTGGGATCACTTACGGGTGTTTTCTTTACTGACGCATCAACAAGCAAACCTACATTTGCTAATCACTTAGAAGCTTCTAATACTGCAACAGATATTAAAGGCTTTGTAGCTGATGACCCTTATGAAAGGTTTGAAATACAATCCGACGACGCCACAGCGGCGGCAGATGTCGGTTTAAACGCTGATATTGTGTATGCAGCAGGAGCTTCACCGAACTATGTTTCGAAAGTGGAGTTAGATCATTCAGATCTTAAAACTGCAACTGCACAATTAAGAGTACTTGCGATATCAAAAGATATCGAGAATAACGAAGCAGGTTCTGCTAACGTTAACTTGGTAGTTATGATTAACGAGCACTTCTTAAAAGGCACAACAGGTATATAATAGGATAGGAGTATAATATTATGGCAATATCAAGAGGACAACTAGTTAAAGAACTAGAGCCAGGATTGAATGCACTATTCGGCCTGGAATATAAAAGATACACAAAAGCTTTAGCGAGATCGATGGCGAACACTAAGCAGATTAAAGCTGCGAATGTATTAAACAATGCATTCAACAGTTCATTTGCTGGTGGTGATGGTAAGGAGCTTTTAGCTACTGACCACCCAACGATAGCTGGAACTTTCTCGAATGAGTTATCAACATCAGCTGATCTTAACGAAACATCGTTAGAGCAGTCTCTGATCGACATTAACGCATTCACAGATGAGAGAGGTCTAAAAGTTGCAGCAAGAGGAGTAAAAATGATTATTCCTTCTGAGCTTCAGTTTACAGCTGAAAGACTGATGAAGTCTGCAGGCAGAACTGGAACGGCTGACAACGATGTAAACGCAATAGCGTCTATGGGAATGATCCCACAAGGTTACGTAGTGAACAACTACTTAACTGACACTGATGCGTTCTTCATCAAGACAGACGTGCCTAACGGAATGAAAATGTTCGTTAGATCACCGATCAAAACAGCTATGGAAGGTGACTTCGATACTGGTAACGTAAGATACAAAGCTAGAGAGAGATATTCATTTGGATTCTCAGACCCTAGAGGTATGTTCGGTTCACCAGGTGCGTAATCATCTGATTAACTAATTAAAAAGGGGGCTTTCGGGTCCCCTTTTTTTATGATAGAAAGAAATGGCAACCATGAAAAACTTCCGTATACAAATCAGAGCATATGGCTACTATGCTGACTTTAACGTAAAGTCAGAAGACGATAGTAAAGCCCTTGAAAATGCAATAGTTGACAAACTAGGAAAAAATGATATAAAATGGGAGAAAGATGGATTTATTAATAAGTCCAAAATATGGGTAACCTATGAGGAGGTTATAGATGCAAACGCAAATCAGGGACCTTTACAAAGCGAAAAGGGGTCTAGAGACAGAATGGGCAGTGCACCAGCGTGATAACCAAAGATACACTTTGGATATGGTCAGACTTGACAACAAAATTAGAGAAGTTGTTAATAAGATCAAGTTAGAAGAAGCTAAGATAGCTAATCTAACTAATAAGATAGAGGATGCAGCACCCAAAGTTTCTGTAGCTACTTAGTCAAAAAGCTACATCTTGGATAAAAATCAAACCAAAGCACGGGCTCTCTTGCACTTTATTTAAATCTGCTATATAAAATAATCACTATACAATTAATTAGAACATAGACGCGTATAGTCGACGGCCTAGAGACTATGTTCGGAAAACTAGGAGGATAATAATATGGCAAAAACTACATTTGCAGGTCCGGTGATATCCAAAAAAGGATTCATCCAAACAGGACCAGCTAACGTTGTAGACGCAGATGCTAGTGTGGCTCTTACAGTAGATACCCACGCTGGAAAAATCGTACACAATGATGCAGCAGGAGCGGTGACTTACACGTTACCAGCAACTAATGCTACAGCTGATTCAGGTGTTGCAGGACCAGATGCAGACTTAAACAACTTAAACAATGTTGGTGCTAAATTTACAATCGTAAATTCTATCACGAAAACAGGTAGTTTAATTGTTCAAGTTGCAAACGCAACAGATGTTATGACAGGAATGGCAACTATCGTTGACACTGACACAAGTGACAACATGGAAGGATTCGTGACAGCATCTACTTCTGACACTATAACTTTAAATGGAAGTACAACTGGCGGCGTAACGCATGCTAGAGTTGAGTGTACTGTTTTAGCTTCAGGTAAATATGCAGTTGAAGTATTTACAGGAGGAACAGGAGACTTAGCTACACCATTTAGTGCAGCAGTAAGTTAATAATTATGTGGGTGGG